TAGAGATCCCAGTCACAACTAACGTTTATGACATTGCTACGACTCAACTTGACATCGTAGAACTTGGACCTATTGGTCCACAAGGCCCAATGGGCTACCCAGGATTGGTAGGTAACACAGGTGCAACTGGAGCCACTGGAAATACAGGCGGACAAGGCGGAACTGGAGCAACAGGTTCGGCAGGAAATACAGGAGCCACTGGCTCTGCTGGAGCAACTGGATCAACGGGTGCAGCAGGTGCTACGGGTAGCACTGGCCAAACTGGATCTACTGGAAGCCAGGGTATTACAGGATCCACGGGTAACGTCGGAGCGACAGGACCCACGGGTGCTAATGGCTCAACAGGTTCTGTTGGAAGCACAGGGTCTACTGGACCCACAGGGGCAAATGGAGTAACTGGTGCGACAGGTAGCGTTGGTGCAACTGGCCCTGTTGGTCCTACTGGTGCCACAGGCAACACTGGCGCCACAGGCGTCACAGGTTCGCAAGGCATCACAGGTGCTACAGGTGCTGTCGGAGCAACAGGAGCGCAAGGCATTACTGGCCCAACAGGCGCAGTTGGAAACACTGGAAGCACAGGCAATACAGGCGCTGTAGGCGCCACAGGAGCCGTTGGAAATACTGGAGCCACAGGCAATACTGGGGCGACTGGTAATACAGGCTCACAGGGCAATACAGGCCCTACAGGAGCGATAGGAGCGACTGGTGCAACAGGATCCACAGGAGCAACAGGAAATACAGGCGCACAAGGAATCACTGGTGCGACTGGAGCTATCGGAAGCACAGGTCCAACAGGCCCTACAGGCCCTACTGGATTAACAGGTAACACGGGCGCTACAGGTAATACAGGTGCAACTGGTAACACTGGTGCTGGTTACTCAGGAGTAACATCAACTTCATCAGTTACCATTGGCACGGGTATTAAAACATTTACCCTTACTGGAGATTCTGGGGCATTTGTTGCAGGCCAGCGCATTAGAGCCATTTATACCACCACTCCAGCAAACTGGATGGAAGGTCCAGCCAACTATATTGGCGGCGGAACCTTTATCATTACAGCAGATGTAACTAACGGTAGCGGAACATTCTCTGCATGGACTTTTGCAGTTGCGGGCAACATTGGAGCAACTGGCGCTACTGGAGCAGCGGGAACTAATGGCACAAATGGTTCTACAGGTGCCACAGGTCCAACAGGTGTAGTAACCGCAACTGCCCCAGTTACTTATAATTCAGGCACACAAACTGTTGCGCTGAATGTTGGTACAGGATTAACAACATCATCAAATAACTTAATTGTTGATACAACTGTTGTCCCCGAATTGGCTACATCTAATACTTTCACCGCACCACAGACAATCGCGCCAACATCTACAGGCGTTATTCCATTAACTGTCAATGCTCCTACTGGGCAGACAGTGGATATCTTTGATGTTTCGCTTAATGGAGTAAAGTCTTTATATGTATCTTCAAACGGTACTGTAAATATCGGCAGCGCTACTTTTAAATCTGGTTTTTTTTCAATTTACTCAGGTGGAGGAGTAATTGCACAAGGTGGGTTTACTACTAAGGCATACAGCGCTACTTCTGTACCAGCAATTAACCAAAGCTTTAATAGCGCACAAACCTCTGATCTTGTTCAGAATCAAAACTCAGCAGGTACGGTTCTTTCGGGTGTAAATGCAGCAGGACAAATTTATTCTGGTCCATCAACAAACATTGTTGCGACAACATCAGTAACACTTACCGCTGCTACCGCTTCATCCACTACGGTTGCAACCTACACTTACGCAGGTACAGTTTCTCGTCTTGTCACAGGTCAAACAGTTACAATCACGGGTATTACGCCAACCTATTTCAACGGCACATTTCCAGTTAGTGCAGTCGGCGGATCATCAGGTGCTTGGACATTTACTGTCTATAACTCCGCAGCAACATTTACCGCTTCGGGTACGGCAAGCGCATTTGGAGCATTTACTCAATCGGCAACTGCAACCTTTGTTGCTAACTCTCTTGGTGCAACTCCACTTATTGTTGTAGGTCAAAGTGGACAATTAGGAAACCTTCAGGAATGGCAAACCGTATCTGGTACCAACGGCGCGTTTATTACTGGTAGTGGAACTATTTATGCAAACAATGGACTCAACTCTGGTGGTGGAGCGCTTGGTGCAACAACTAACTTCCAGGCTACAAATGGAACAACAACAACTGTTTCAGTAATTATACGAGCAAGACCCTCACAAACTGCAAACCTTACTGAATGGCAAGATTCAAGCGGTTCGGTATTGGCAAAGATTGACTCAGCGGGTAACTTGACTGCTTCAAACCACGCTATGGACCCAATTGTTTCTGGCTTGCTTTTTGGCGGTATGTGATACAATAGCGATATGCCCAAGATAGCAGTTTATGCCATTTCTAAAAACGAGATTCTTCATACAGAACGTTTTGCGAAAGCCTGTGCTGGCGCTGATTATGTTGTTGTTGCTGATACTGGCAGCACGGACGGCACACAAGAAAAACTTAAAGAGCTGGGAGTAACAGTTCATCAAATCAACATCAAGCCATTTAGGTTTGACATGGCTCGTAACGCAGCACTTGCGTTGGTGCCAGAAGATACTGATGTCTGTTTGATCTTAGACTTAGATGAAGTGCCAGAACCTGATTTCTTTAAGAAGGTTCGTAAGAAGTGGAAGCCAGGTGCTGACCTAGGCTGGATCACCATGAAAACCGATGACAACAAATGGGAACGTGATCGGCTTCATACCAGATGGAATTGGACATGGAAATATCCATGCCATGAAGTGCAAGTCTTTTACGGCAAGCACGAAACGATTGACTGCGACATCCGCAATGCTGTTATTGAGCATTTGCCAGACAACACAAAGTCACGCGGTCAATACATAGAACTGCTGCAAATGGCAGTCAAAGAATTTCCCCAAGATCCACGTATGTGGACTTATATGTGCAGAGAGTACTTCTTCTACTCCAAATGGGAAGATGTTATTAAAGCAGCTGAACGCAAGTTAGAGAACGGTGGCTGGGATGTTGAAAGTGCTGCTGTTTGCCGATGGGCAGGAGAAGCAGCGCATCAACTTGGCCAAGAAGAATCTGCTCGTATGTGGTATGACAAAGGCAGAGACATTCTTCCCGTGCAAGGTGAGCCGCAGTTCGGTGTGGCAATGGATGCGTACCGAAAGCAAGAATGGCAGCGATGCCTAGATGCTTCTCTTAACGCTCTGGAAGCTCCTAGATCAAACCACTACTGCTACGAATCAGCAGTCTGGGACTGGAAAGCCTACGACCTTGCAGGAATCGCTGCTTACAATCTCAAGCACATTGATGAAGCAATAACTTTCACACGCGAAGCTGTGAAGGCTAACGGTCCTGAAAACGAGCGCATACAGCGCAACCTAATTTTCTTTGAGGAAGTCAAAAATGCAACATCAGCATACAAGCAGGGTAAGCAAATGGGGAATGGATGAGAAGTACAATTCCGTCCCAGTTGAATATGATTGCTCGGAGTGTGGCGAAGTTAGTGCCACCCCATTCGTTTATGAGGAAACACCATCGGATCATTTTGAGCATAGCGTTTATGTTGATGGTTGCTTTGCTTGCAAGCTCGGCACACTAGAACTCAACACAGGAGACGCTGGACGAGCCGATTCTATGTCCCAGAAGAAGTGGGATAAGGAACTTCAATCTTATCGTGATGCAAGAGCGCAGGGTATTCAACCTGCTGGTACATCAACTCAGGCTATTCGTGAAGCCCATCAGGCAAGCGAAACTCTAGGCAAGGCATATAACGCTGACGTAATGCCAGCAACAAACAAAATCACCAAACAGACTGCAAAGTCATTCACAGAAGCAGGGGTTGTCTAATGGCAGCAAAAAAGGGTATGGGCTTTGCCGCAGCGCAAAAGTCTATTGCTAAGAAGTCAGGCGTATCAATGGATTCAGCTGGAGCGATTCTTGCTTCATCAACTCGCAAGGCATCACCAGCCGCTAAGAAGGCTAATCCAAATTTGAAGAAAGTCCTACCAGCAAAGAAGGGTAAATAACATGTGCGTAGAGTGCGGTTGCAATAGCAACATGATCGGCAAGACTGGCGACAAGCTATCAGGCAAGCCACAAGATCCATACGGTCAGTATGACGGTGTTGGCGGAACTAAGTAACTAACCAATTTTAGAAAGGATCTGATATGGCATCAAGAGACGGCTTAACTGCAACATATCATCTCAATCGTTTGGCAGGCACCATTATCAATGGTGTGCCACAGTACGATTTTGATGGTGCTGCTCTCAAGTGGGGAACAGTTGTTCTTGGTTCACACAATGCTACTCGTGGCATTGACGTGCTTAATCAGATCTATGCATCACGCCATGGTGGCAAGAACTATCTTGAAGATACACCAGGCATCTTGAACATACTCGCTGGCACATCTGGCCTTGGCGAAAATGAAGCGGCAGCGAGGATCGTATCGTGAGTACATTTGTAAACCTGATTGATGAGACCAACCTTGCCCTGACTGGTTACACCAACCGTCAGGATCAGGCCACTTTCCTCACAGCAGATATTGGATCAACTGATACCACATTTACAGTTGCCGATGGCACTGTGCTAACTCGTGGTTTGGTTGAAATTGATGACGAACTAATCTGGGTAGACTCATTTGACCGTACTACAAATACGGCAACTATCCCATCATACGGTAGAGGTTTTCGTGACACCACGGCTACCACACACAGTGCTGGTACCCGCGTAACAATCTCGCCTTCCTTTCCGAGAAGTGTTATCCGCCGTAACCTCAACCTTGCAATTGATGGCGTTTACCCAGATTTGTTTGGTACTTTCTACACAACCTTTACATGGCAAGCAGCTGTAACAACTTACCAATTGCCTAACGAGGCAGTGGATATTCTTGGTGCCTCATGGCAGACCATTGGCCCTTCTAAGGAATGGCTCCCAGTGCGTCACTACCGCATTGACCGTATGGCTAACCCAACTACATGGGGAAGCGGTAAGACCATCTCAATCCGTGAAGGCATCATTCCTGGTCGTACCGTAATGATTACCTACACCAAGAAGCCAACCACCCTTACCTACGACACAGATGATTTCAGCATGACTGGTCTATCTGAGTCAGCCCGTGAAGTAATTATCCTTGGTGCTGCCTACCGTACAGCAATGTACCTAGATATGGGTCGTGTCCCAGCGGCTACAGCTGAAGCAGATGCTCAGCAAGGTAATGATCCAATTGGCTCAGCAGCCAACATTGGCAGAGTTTTGCAACAGATGTACAACCAGCGTTTGCTCGTGGAAGTACGTCGCCTTCAAGAGCAGTACCCACCACGCACCCATTACACAAGCTGAGGATAGCCAATGCCACAACGTTATTACAGTGCCACAGCGCAAGATACAACTATCAACGGAAATATCAACTCATCCGTTACCAGCATTATCCTCAGTTCAGCCAGCGGCTTTCCAACTAATTACCCATTCGTTCTTGCGCTTGACTACAACGCAGCATCTGAAGAATTGGTTTTGGTTACTGGAACAATGGCAGCAACTACTTTCACAGTAACTCGTGGCTACAACAGCACAACCCCGCAGGCTCACCGTACTGGCGCAGTTGTGCGCCACGTTATCTCAGCACAAGACATGACAGATATGCAGGCTCACTTTGATGCCACAGCAGATGTCCATGGCGTAACAGGTCAACTAGCAGCAGCAAGTGATGTCACAAGTATCGCGTTCCTGACAATGGGCGCTTAACCAAGCAAAGGAAAAATAAATGGCAAGTGCATATAAAGTGCTTGGGCAGCAAGTCCCAGCAGCAACAACAGCGGCAGGCGCTTCATCTAACCTCACCACTCTGTATACAGCAACGACATCGCTAGGAGCAGTTGTCTCTAGCGTCGTCATCTGTAACCAGTCTACATCTGCTCAGACATACCGTGTTTCAGTCCGTGTAGCAGGTGCAGGCGATACACCAAAGCAGTACCTTGCTTATGACGTGGTTCTCGGTAGCAACGCTACAGACACGCTTACCCTTGGCTTAACCCTTGCCAACACAGATGTTATCTCTATCGCAGCATCCTCAACCTCAGTCTCATTCAACGCTTATGGAAGTGAGCTTTCCTAATGACTGTTACCCGTCACCCTAACAATCAGGGTGTCACACTAAGCCAGTGGCGCTACAACGCCACGGGCGGTGAGACAACCCTTTCAGGCACAGACGCTTTTGGCGCTGGCCTGTCCTATACCGTGGGAGCCGAACAAGTATTTGTCAACGGCGTACTCTTAGAGCGTGGCGTGGATTACACAGCCAGCACAGGAACCACCGTCACAGGGCTTACAGCCCTTGTAGCAGGCTACATCGTAACCGTCTCTAGCCCATCAGCCTTCAACGTGGCTAACGCCATCCCAAAGGCTACAGTAGCCGCTA